ATCGTCGACGCTTTGACCGATGCGTACGACGAGCTCGTCGGTCGTGGCGGTGGGTGGGGTGCAGTCTAGCACATGATAGGAACACAATAGTCATATGGGACTCTTTGACAAACTTCTCGGAAAAGCAACCGCATCACCGTCCGCGCTGCTTCCGCCGCCGCTGATTCAGCGACAGACGTCCTATTTCACCGGCACTGGGAACGGCGACTTTTGGAGTCTCCTGACACGCAACCTTCCAGGCTCGAGTTTCAACTGGAGGAACCAGGCTGGCGACCTAATGCTCAACAGCATCGTCGCGATCGGCATGGACTGGTACATCAGGAACTGGTCGCAGGGTGTTCCTGTTGTCCGTCGACCGATGCCAGATGGACAGATTGAGACAGTCGCAGATCACCCGATTCTCCAGCTGCTCGCACAGCCGACGCCGAACGTCCCGCCATCACTTGTGTGGTCGTGGATTCTCCCTGACTACCAGCTGTTAGGAAACGCCTATTTCCGCAAGGTTCGCGTCTCTGGTCGTGTAGTCGGTTTGCAATACCTAGCGGCTGACATGATGCGTCCAGTCGGTAACAAGGTCAATCCACTGGTCAAATACCAGTACACAGTCGATGGCACGTCGTACGACATCGCGCTCGAGGACCTCATCCATATTCGGTATGGTCGAGATCCGCAGGACTCTCGCTTCGGGCGCTCTCCTGTCACATCTGTTCTTCGTGAGATCGCCACCGATAACGTCGCCGCATCAGCTGCATTCGGCATGGTGCGAAACGGTGGCATGCCATCAATCATGGTCGGACCAGACTACAAGGGCGGAGTCGAGGATTTGTCCGAAGACGATGCACGTCAGACGAAGAGGAAACTTCAACAGGATTTTACTGGCGATAACGCTGGTTCTGTCCTGGTGATGACTGGACCATTCAAGGTCGAGCAGGTCTCACACAAACCGAGTGAGATGGCATTCGATGAGATCCGCCGCAAACCGGAAGAGCGCGTGTGTGCAGCTCTCGGACTCAATCCGCTGGTGCTTCAACTCGGCAGCGGCCTCGAGCGCGCAACATACTCGAACCTCGAGCAAGCAACGCGAAGCGCCTGGACTGATGGCATGATCCCACTGATGCGACAGATGAGCGAAGCGCTAACCATCGCACTGCTTCCGGACTACGAAGAGACGCAACCTGGCGACTACCTCGAGTTCGACGTGACAAATGTTCCGTCGCTTCAGGCTGACCTCAATGAGGACGCAGAGAGAGCGGAGCGACTGTATAAGAGTGGCATCATCGATCTCGCAACAGCCAAGCGTGTCGCTGGTGTGACGCCTTCGGACGACGATGAGGGCTATTATCATCCGACAGGTGTCCCTGTGCTCAAGAACGCACAGGATGTCCTGCTGCCTGACGCGGCGCCTGTGTCGACAGCTCGAACTGCCGATGAGACTGCGAAGCTCGTAAGTGCTGCTGGCGCTTTGATTCGTGCTGGCTTTGCTCCTGAACCTGCACTCGCAGCTGTTGGACTTGATCCGATTCAGCACCTAGGACTGTTGCCTGTCACGGTGCGCGAAGAGACGAAGGCATTCGATGATAGAGATGAGCCAGGACTGAAGTTCATTCCGTCGAAGGACATGAAGGAAGAAGCACAGCGCGCCATCGAGTGGCGTGATGCTGGTCGTGATGGAGGGACCGCTGTCGCATGGGCGCGAGCGAATCAGATCATCGATGGCGAGAAGCTCAGTGAGTCGACCGTCCTTCGCATGTACAGTTTCTTTCGACGTCACGAAGTAGACAAACAGGCTGAAGGTTTTCGACCAGGTGAGGATGGTTATCCTAGCGCCGGTCGTGTGGCATGGGCCGCATGGGGTGGCGATGCTGGATATCGCTGGTCCACAGCTGCGCGCAAAGAGATCCTCAAGCGCATGGCACCAAAGGAAAACGGGAAAAGTTATCACCCGTACTATGGTTACGAGCTGACTGACAACGATGCCTGATATCTATCAAGTCAATGAGTCGTATCGGAATAAACTTCGATACCGTGAGAACGCTGCTCTATCTGAGATGAGCAGGACATACGGTGTTCTACAGGCTGACAACATCAAGCGCCTCGAAGCGGTGACAGCCGCCATCGAGGAAGCACAGGCAGCAGGTGAGGACATCACTGGCCTCTCCGAGTACATGCTCCGCCTCGAGGCACTCAATGTGCAGATGGCTGATCAAGTGGCATTGTTTGCGCCACAGGCGACCGACATGGCCACGAACGGACAACGACGCGCCATACAGCTGTCGCTGGACATTCAGGAGGATCTCGTGCGAGCAGTCGCGGGTGTCCCTTCATCGGTGTCGCTCACCGCTGATCTGATGTGGAACCGGCTCCCAGTCGAGGCCATCACGAACGTCGTCGGCTTCGCCGCTGACGGCTCACCGCTCGGCGCGCTGTTCGAGGCGATAGGACCTTTCGCACTGGACCACGTCACGATCGGCATCGCGCAAGGTCTCAATCCTCTCCAGGTCGCACGAAGGATGTCGAGGACGTACGAGACTCTTGCGCCTTCACGAGCTGCTACCATCGCACGGACAGAGATGATTCGTGCTAACCGCGAAGCACAGCGACAGACCTTTGAGGCGAATCTCAGCATCGTTCGTGGCTGGCGCCGCATCTCAGCGGGGGACGTCAATGTCTGTCCAGTATGCTGGTCGCTTCATGGTGATCCGAATCCAGTTGCAGATGTTGTACCTTCACATCCAAACTGTAGATGTACGGTCGTCCCGATCACACCGACATACGCTGAACTCGCAGGACTGCCGCCAGGCAGTTTCGATGAACCGGAAGAGATGCCGGACAAAGAGGAGCAGTTCCGGATGTTGAGTGAGGCGGAACGTCGGCAGGTCTTAGGACCTTCGCGATATCGTTTGTATGAGACAGGTACACCGCTCTCAGCATTCGGTAAAGTAGTACCGAACGCGGAGTGGGGACCACAGGCTGTGGTCGTACCAGTGAAGGATTTATGATGCAGACTCTGGTGTCCTTTGGTGATGCAATCAAGGCAGATGACAATGGTCGTGTGCGTGGTTACCTGGTGCGCTTCGGTGGCGCTGACCTCGAGGGCGACTACTTCACATCGAGCACTGACTTCGGTCGACCGATGAAGTCTGGCGAGCGTGTGCCGATGAACTTGTATTACCATCACGGACAGGACAAGCAGGTCGGAAAGTCACGCATCGGAACCGGATTCATCACCATGGACGATAAAGGTCTGTGGTATGAGAGCCAGGTCGACATGGCCGATTCGTATCAGAAGATGATCCAGGAACTCGCGAAGTCTGGCAAACTTGGATATTCGTCCGGCGCCACGGGTCACATGGTCGAGCGCAAGAAGATGTCTGATGGACGATACGAGATCACACGATGGCCAATCGGTGAGGCATCGCTGACACCGACACCAGCGGAACCGATGAACATGGTCAAGTCCTTGAAGGACATGTATGGCGACATGGAGGATGATGGCATGGAAGAAGAGATGATGATTCCAGTCGCGCCTGGTGAAGACGTGGCGACATTCGTCGAGAAGGTCTACGGCGATCTTGCGGCAGAGATGGTCCATGAAGGCATCGAGGCACTCTATGATCGCCTCTGTGCTGGCATGATGGCCGCTCTCGATGCTGGTCTGGGTCGCGGACACATCGACGCGATCATCGATGCATTTGCATCGAAGGCCAAAGAACTCACAGCAAACCTTAAGGATCCGGCAGTGGAAGTGCAAAGCATGAAGTCTAAGCACGAGCGCCCAACATCCATCCGAGAAGTGGAGCGACGCCTGCGGGATGCAGTGTGTCTCTCACGTAGCGAGTCGCTAAGATTCGCAAAAACCATCTGGTCCGAGCTTCGGGATGAAGCGTCGAGCGAAGATGTCATCATCGAACAACCGAGCAACGTGGACGAAGAGAAGAATGCACTCCTCCGCGAGCTCATGATCTTGGAGTTAAGTCAATGACAATCGAACAACTCGAGGGCCAGCGCCAGTCTACAATCGCTGCCGCTAAAGAAGTCCTCATCAACGGCGGAGATATGAGTGAAGCGAATCGCCTTCATCAATCCGCAAAGTCTCTCTCTGAGCGCATCGACATGCTCCGCGAGTTCGGCTCTGTGCCTGCTCCTGTCGCATCCGAAACGCCAAAGTCTGAGCCATGGAAGTCTGGCGGGTGCACTCGGAATCCATTCCCTGGAAGCCGTGATGAAGCAAACTTCAAGGCCTATGCATTTGGACAGTGGGTTCGTGGCACAGTCCTCGGCAATGCATCCGCAGCCAAATGGTGCAACGAGCATGGTGTCAAGTCACAGATCGAAGGCACAGACAACGTCGGTGGATACACCGTCCCTGAAATCGTGTCGTCTAGTCTGATCTGGCTCCGCAACGAGTATGGTATTGCACGTCGCTACAGCCGCATCTACCCGATGACATCTGACACGCTCAACGTGCCAAATGCATCGACCAGCACCACGACTTATTACCCTGGTGAAGCAACGGCCATTACTGCGTCCGATGTGACATTCAGCCAAGTACAGCTGTTGGCAAAGAAACTCGCAATCTTGACCATCGTCTCCAAAGAGCTGAACGAGGACACTGTCATCGACTTTGGTGCGATGTTGGCTCAGGACTTTGCTTATGGTCTCGCACTCGCTGAGGATGCAGCTGCATTCCAGGGCGATGGCACCTCGACCTATGGATCTATCACTGGAATCATGCCGCGCATCAAGGCATTGTCTGCAACCTTCGCAAACATCGCCTCGATGGTTGTTGGTCCAACCGGATCACAGACTGCACTCTCCAGCTTTACCCTGGCGAACTTCCAGAGCATGGTCGCAAAGATTCAGCCATATGCAAATCAGCCACGCTGGTATATGCACAAGCAGGTGTTCTACAACGGTGTCGCCGATAAGCTTATCGCTTTGGGTGGCAACTCTATCATGGACCTGCAAAATGCATATGGTCCTGAACCAACCTTGTTCGGTATCCCAATCAGTTTCGTTCAGAACATGCCGTCAACCACTGGTGTCAGCAAAGATGTCGCTATCCTTGCGGATCTCTCCAAGGGTGTCGCCTTCGGCGATCGTCGTGGAGTCACGGTCGAAGTTTCTGATCAGGTAAAGTTCGTCGAGGACGCGCTTACCTTCAAGGCAACCGAGCGCTATGCGTTCAACTGCTTTGATGTCGGAAACGTCACCGCAACAGTGGCCGATCAGGTCCCTGGTTCCATCATCGTTCTCCAGGCTGCCGCTTCGTAGGCTGTCTGACTTTGCAGTCAAGGGGAGCGGGTTATCCCGTTCCCTTTTTGTTTTTAGGATGTACACATGCCACTCACAAGAACTCAAGCACTCGACCGACTCGCATGGATGACAGCATCCGACCAGTATCCGTTCCTGGACAGCACCGC